ATGAATAATATCAGGGAATAGTAATGGAGAGATCATATTATCTCTATAAATGCCTACTTGTCTAAATGGTTTTTCTGATAAATCGAATATACTAAATGTTGAATAATCTTGTCCTCGTCCCTTAGCTGTATCTACAGTCATTACATAATCGTGTCCATTTTTGGGTTGTTCATATAGATATACATTTTGTTTAGACCATATAGGCGCATGATGTTGTAATCCAAGTAATGTATTCGCACTAATTAGAGTATTACCTGTACCTAAAAATGAATTACCAAATTCTTGTTCAAATTGTAATTCAGAAGTATTAGCTATTGTTGTAGCCTTCCATTCTTCATCTCTACCAGGAACATCATACCAATTAACTCTAAAATCTTTGTATTCGTTTTTTTCTTGTACAGCTCCTTCATATAATTTATGATACATATTACCTATACCATTAGCTGTAGATGTTATGATAACTTTAGATTTTCCACCTGATGTAATAACAGGATATGTTGATGTATAAAACTGTTCTGCATTTTCTACAAATGCAAACTCATCAAGATACAATAAGTTTACTGATAACCCACGAATTGAGTTAGCTCCAGTAGCTGATGCAATTATTCTACTATCATTTTCAAACTCTATTGACCCTCTGTTCAATACTTTTGTACCTGGTTGTAAGAAAAAGGGTATATGTTCTAACATTGTAGTTATTCTGGCCAACATTTCTCTTGCTATAGAACCTTTGTTTGCTAATATAGCTATAGTTTGTTCTGGTTGAAATAGTAAATACCAAAGAAGAAACGCACAAGTTGTAATTGATTTACCTGATTGTCTACACGCTAAAACAACACTAAAACGATTCTCGTCAAAGTGTTCTACTAGTTCTTCTTGATAACCATAAAGTTTAAAAGGTACTAATCCTTCATCAAGAGATATGATTTTTACATAATTCTCTATAAAATGTATAGGACTTCCCATACATTTCTTGTATTCTAGTATTTGTTCTTCTGTCCACTCAGATTCAACACCAGCTCTTTTAACATTTATGTTTCCGAGATAGCCTTTATTTTGATGCGCCATGGTCTTTTAATAGTCTTTGTAATTCTGTTGATGAACCAACAAATAATTGATTTTGTACTTTTTTAGGACCAGAATCATCATGATCCAGTTCTTTCATTTTAGCTTGTAAGTCAATTAATTTTTCAGTTGTTTCACCTACTGTTTTGATTAGTTGTCCTGCTACTTCATATACTCTAGGGTGTTCTGACTCTCTAGCGATGTCTAGAATGCCCTCTATTGCGTCCTGACCGCGTTCTACAAGACCGTAAAACACTTCCCGACTATACTTGTAGTCGGAAGTTTGTTCTTCCGTTTTAGAATGGTTACTTTTAGATAAAGTAGGAAGATTTTTTTCTACTTCAACAATTTCTCCTTGAATATCAAGAAGTTCATTTAATTTTTGATCGACTTTACTCATAATAAGTATTTATGACTATTTAGGATCGCTGGATTTATCGTCTGAATAAGTAACTGTAGGTTGTTCAAAGAAATCTGTTGTTTCATTATATGTATATGTACCATCTGGATCTGCATCACTAGGGTTTGGCATAACTATTTGTTCAACAACTTTACCTGCTGTATCAGTATTTGTTATTTCACCGGCACCTTGTTCTATATAAGTTCTAGTTTTAACTGTTCTAATAATATCTGAATCTCTAACAGGACCATAGATGTAATTTTTCATAACAAAAGATAAATCATATCTTAATACTTGTCTTGTTGTAAAATCACCTTCGTATTCATCAGTTTGAGATACACTTGTTAATGTTATAGGAATATCTCTTTTATCAGCCATATCTGGTACTGTATTAATTGTTACTGTATAATCAGGTGTGAAGTAAGGCATTATCTGTTCTATAATCTGTAATCCATCATCTGTATTTTTTACTAATACACTCAAATCAAATCCTAAATTGTATGGAGCAGGAGCGTATTGGTATTGCATATTATTTGGATTACTAGGTATTGCTTTCTTTAATTGAGTTCTTTTAGTTAATTTTCTAGTAGAATCATACTCTATTGAAGATAATTCAAATCCCATTCTAGGAAGTGAAATAGCAGTTCTTGTTAGAGATAAATCAGCTGATTGTTGTAATCTTGCTATCCATTTAGCTCTAGGCCCATATGCTAATGGAACTTTAATAAGAGTACCATCGGCTCTCTTAATATTAATATTATTAAACAATGTACCAAAAACTGATACACTTCGTTTAATTGTTTCGTGATAAAAATGTTCTCCAAACATTATGTAGCCTCTCCAAATGGATTACCTTCAGAAAAATCTATGATTCCATCTGCATCTGTTTCTAAATCAAGATTAAATGCTCCCGGATCTGATGGTAGAGTTTCTTCAGCAGCTATTGAAACAATACTTCGTCTTGATATCAAACTATCTTCAAGAATAAGTGTATCAAAAGATGATGAATCTGAACTTGTCCCTGACTCCAATAAGAATGCTGTTGCATCTGTTTCTTGAGCTATATTATCTGTACCTGTTGTACCATCTGTTATCATTGAAGGGAATTCTATTCCAGCTGTTCCTGATTCAAAATCAATAAGGTATCCTTCTTGTCCTGTTCCTTGGAAAATTATTCTATCTCCTTCCGAAGTAGCCTCCATTTCTATATGTCCTTCAGTTACATCAGTTGTCATAAAACTTGTATAAGTAGCTGGATCACCTGTGTCTGTTGTCTTAATTGAAGATATTGTTAATTTATTTGTTCCTTCACTCCATGATGAAACAACACCTGTAGCGATTATTGATGATGTTAAAAGTTGTGAAATAGTTTCACCTTGTACAAATGCTCTCATATCACTATTATCATTCAATGTAAATTCTATTGATTGAGCTTGTGCCAATTCTAAATCAGTATCAAGAGCCGGAACTTCTGTATCAAATTTCTCACCAGAGTATTCAAATAAATCACAAGTCATTTTAAAGACAAATAATTTATTCATTTGATAAAATGGATTTTCGTGTTCTACAAATTTTATCTCAAATAAACTTTTTGATAATGGAAAATAGATAAGATCACCTTCATTAGGTCTCAATCCTGTAGCAAGGTTGACATCTAATGAAACAAATCGTTCCCAACTTCTTCTTGATATAACAAAAGTAGCAGTATCTCTAATTTCTACTCCGAATTTAGAATACAGATCACCTTCACCTTCAAAACCTTCAATATTTTCAAGATACATTTCTACTTCATATGCATCTTCAAAACTAGAGTTAGCGGCATCTCCAAGTATTGTATCTTCATTTACTATTTTTCTGGGTAGATAATAACAATTATGTCCATACATGCGTAAGGACTCAACAACTAAATCTTCTACAAGATTTTGTTCTGTTTGTACTTGTTGACTAAAGTGTACATTTGTTGCCATATTATCCTTCCAATGTTGTTATTCTTGCTTTAGCTGCATCTAAATCAGCTGAAAGTTCTTGTACTGCTTTTAATAATCTCATTTGAACATCACCATATTTTACTATTTTTACATCTCCGTCAAAATCTCTAGAAGTATCATTGTCATCAGGTGCAATGGCTGTTTCCTCTATTGCATCAGATATTACACTTTCAACTTCTTGTGCTATTAATCCTGTTTGAGCTCCTGTTTTTCTAGCATCTTTCCATTCAAAGTTTCTTACTGTAAGAGCATTTATTTTTGCTAGTTGTCCGTCAGCCATGTTTGTTATATTTTTCTTTAATCTTTGATCTGATGTTACTGCGGTAGAACCATTAGCTAGATATGCAGTTCCATTTGATTTTCCTACCAAGTATGTAGCATCAGCTGCAGTATGGTAAACATCAGTTGCAGTTCCACTCCAACCACCACCTCTGCTTCCAATTCTGCAGCCAAGAGATGACCAAGCCATTAGTTGAATTAAAGTGTTTCCACCTTGGACTGAAAGAGAGCAGTTTGTACTTGTTCCATCTCCAGCACCATTATTATGAAATTGGAATTGGTGTGTTTCACCACCATCTTTACCTATTACTTCAAATATTCCATTAGACTTAATATTAACTTGTTCTTGCCAAGAAATTGCTACATCTGCATTAGCTGATGCTGCGCGTTTAAAATAATGACTTCCAGCATCATGGACATATTGTGTAGCAGCTCCAGTTTCAATTCGTTCCCAGCTACTATTTGAAGAAGCTCCTCTAGCTTTACCATTTTGAGACCAAGACATTTGACTATAATCTGTTGTAGCAGCCATAGCACCAGCACCTACTTGTAGTACTTTCCATGCACTATCCCATTCAGTCTCTGGAATTTTACCTATACCAACCTGTCCGGCACCATTTAAACAAAAAGCTGCTGAGCTATTATTTTCTGAACCACCACCTGCAGTCAACCACATTCTACTGGCTGATCTGCTATATCCAATGCCTCCAGCATTTGGATCAGCTGCACAACCTAACATTATCATTGAAGTTGAGTTGTCTAGACTATTTACCATAATGCATGCACCAGTTCCATCATTCATAGTAGTACCAGTACCGTTTACTTGTAATTTGTAATCTGGACTCGTAATATTTATACCAACAGCACCAGTCTGCTTAATAGCCAGTTTAGCTGTACTCCAACTTATAGCAGCATCAGCACTACCTGAAGCTGCAGTGTAAAAGAAATGGTTACCATCATCTTGCTGATACATACTTGCTTCGTCTGTAACTATATATGCTTGACCTGTTGATGAATGGTCATAAACATTATAGGTTAAATTTACTGCTGAACTTGCTGCCTGATTTGATTTACCCCACAGTCCTCCTAAACCAGCAAATTGAATACCATTAGCATCGTTTGCCCAATTAGCTTCAGGTGTTACAGCTACACCAAGAAATTCTCCATCAAAAACTAATTTGGTTTCTGCATCTAGTTCAGTAGTTGTACTTCCGATTGTTACTAATTCATTTGCTGTTGCATTATTAATAGCTGAAACTGCACCACCACCTGCATCTTCCCAAGCTACTCCACTTCCTGTTGAAGTTAGTACTTGTCCGTCAGAACCTTGTGCACCACCGACTGTTAAATTATCTGTTTCTAAAGTTCCGTCTATATCTGCATCTCCTGAAATATCTAAAGTTGTAGCATCTAATTCCCCAGCTACTGTCAGTACACCACTTGTAAGAGTTAATAAATCTGTATCTGATGTATGACCTATTGTAGTTCCGTTGACTATAACATTATCAACTGTTAAAGTTGTTAAAGTTCCTAGGCTTGTAATGTTAGACTGTGCAGCCGTTGTTACTGTGGCTGCTGTACCTGATACATTACCCGTAACATCTCCTGTTAATGGTCCTGCAAATGCATCAGAAGTTACTGTTCCGTCAAAGTATGCATTTCTCCATTCTTTTGTTGAAGAACCTAAATCGTATGTGTTATCTGCATTTGGTATAATGTGTGAAGTTAATTCACCACCAAATGATATATCATCTGAATCTGCGTCACCAATGGTAATATTACCACCTAAAACTAAGTTTCCTGAAATGTCAACATTAGCATTGATGTCTACTGTTGTAGCATTGATTTCTACTTCTGTATCAGAAGTTAAATTGAGAACTCCGTCAGCACTTTGATTGATGTATGTACCTGAGTCTCCGAATTGTAATCGTCTTGTTGAGTTTAATAGTAAAGCTGTGTCAGCTACATGAGTAAGTGATACATCTGAATCAGCTCCAAAGTTTAATACTGCTGAATCTGATTTTAATGTAACATCATCTATAAAACTCAAATCACCTGCGTTTGATACTAATTTTGCTAATTCTCTTGCTTGTGTTGTCATGTTATCCTTCCAATGTTGTTGTTATTCTTCTTATTTTATAAACCACAATTCTACTGTTTCACTTCTGTCTTTTAATTTTGTCCAATTAGTATTGGTAGCTTGTCCTTTTGTTATTGGTACTTGTCCGAGTAGTCCAATACAGTTCCATTCATCTCTTGATTCTCTGTTTGCATATATTTGTTCGCCATCAGAGTCTAGGTTTTCTACAAAATCAGGATTGAGTCTCTTTCTCTGCATTGGGGTAACTCTCTTTTCAGAAGGAACTACCCAACCATCTGGAACTCTATCAGACCAACATTGTTTATCTTCTCCATCAATTTGGAATACCCAATAGTCTACTGTGTCGTATAGGTAGCCATCATAATCATCTTTTAAATATTTACCTGTCCATCTTAGTCCTGCCGAACCACCAACTACAGAAGTACCATCTGAACCCGGTCTAACTACTCCTAAAGGTTGTTCGCTACCTGTAGCAGCTCTTACTTTTTCATTTACCAGAACAACAGTTGTACCTACTGGTATAGCTGTTCCATCTGTTGATTCAAAATACTCAGCATAGTCAAAACCACCTGTTAAGTACGAACCATCAATATCAATATCTCCATCAGCTTCAAACTGAATACAAGGGTCGTTATTAGGCACATCAACCATTCTTAGATTGACACTATGAGTATGTAGTTGAATTGTATTACCTGAACCTGCGTCCCACATTCTGATGTGTGAAGCACCTGATGATTTTATATTTAATCTTCCATAATCTACAGTAGTACCACCAACATCTACATAATCATATCTAACCTTAAATCTAACTAAACCAGATATACTAAAGTCCATATCATTGTTGCCTTCAGGAATTCTGATTGTCCCACGACCACTTTCAGATGCAGTTGCACCCCCTAATACTAATGCTTCAGCTCCACCTGTTATATACATATAGTTGTTGGTTTT